GAGCCATTGCATATAGATCTTCAACCGCATAGTCTTTTACGCTCTTGAATCCACGAGCAACATTCAAACCAACTTGATCTAGTTCCCTTTGTAGCCATTTGCCAGAAATACCAGATGCAGCAAAACCATTAGTTTCCTTTGATCCAAATAGAAGATCAAAGACTGGCTTTAGAGTTTCATGAGCAGATAGAACTTCTGCACTATGAGCAGCTACTACATCTTCAGTTAGCTTCACACCATCGCGAAGTAATGAGAATGCGCGGTTGAAGTCTTCTTCTGGAAGGCTCTTTAGCTTATCCTCAGCCATCATTGCAAGCTTTACAAACTCGTGCTCCTCGCGGTAAGTCTTAGTTTGAAGCTCAACCATTGCTGCAGCAAGATCTTCACGACCATTGAAGATATAAAGGTCATTCTTATCAATTTTCTTAAAGCGACCTTTATCGCTCTTTGCATACTTAGTTTTAAGCTGCATAACTTGCTCTTCAAGCTGAGGGTTTATTACTGGAACGCCCCAAGTTGTTTCTTCTTTGATAGCACGGTCATGCATAGCCTGCATTACAAACTCAGGCATATCCTCTGCAGGAACATCAAACTTGTCAAAGTTCCCAGCATCAAGGTCTTCAATAACCTGAGATGCAACATTGTCACGATTAGTAAGAATGATGTCAGCTTGAGCCTTTTCGACTTTTACCTTTTCCTTCTTTAGGAATTCAGTCATCTGCTTCTTTGTAAGAACAGTGTGCTTTGGAATTAGAACTGAATCACTAGGCAGGGTTTTTTCAACCTTTGCAAAGTCATTCATGGCAGTGCGGAAGTTGTTCCATTCCTGCTTGTCTAATAGGTCAGCACCTGCAATCTTGCCGCGAAGCGCAATGATCTGTGACCATGAGCGGAACGCAGCATTTGCTACTGGGCCACTGCTTAGGTTGAAGAAGTTGCCAGCAGTTGCTAGCTTGCCTAGGTGGCCACGCATAAGTTCAGTCATATCAGCAGCACTTAGATCACCATTGAGGGCATTTAGACGAATAGCATCATAGACAGTTGCATAGATATCCTGCACAACGCTGTGAGTCTGGTTAATTACACGGCTTGCAAGACCAATACTCTTAGTTAGGTGAGATTCCTTCATTGCCTTGATGATAATAGGATTTGCAAGCTGCTCAGCAAGTCGCTGTGCTAGTGCAGGAATCTTAGCTTCAAATGCTGTAGTTGGCTTCAAGGCTGGAGTAGCTACACCGTTCTGAACTAGCTCAGTTAGCTTGACCATATCAATCTGAGCATTTGATGCATCCTGCTCTAGGACATAGCGAGCACCTTCACCAAGGTTCTGGTGCAGGAATGAGTCACGCTCATAGTCTGCGCCACCTGAATAAAATGCATCCTTGATTGCTTGGCGACCATTAGGGCTCTTATCAAATGCCTTAAAGATGTCGCCAGTGTGCAAGTAAACTAGGTGCTTTGGATCAGCAGCCTTTTTAGTTAGCGCAGTAATAACCTTGTTTCGCTGGATGCGTAGACCAAGCAAGCCAAGCGCTGCAGATACCTTATCAAATTCCTTGATAGTTTCATCAAATAGGTAGTCTTCAATAGTTCCAAGGAACTTCTTAGCCTTGCCGTAACGATCACGAACAATACCATTAATTGAGCTAGCAATGTAAGCATCTGCAACCTGGTTTAGCTGCTCAGGAAGTGCTGCGCGTCCAGTCCAAGCCTTCTTGCTTACACGCGAAGTAATATCGCCGTAGAGGGAAATAGTATCTAGGCTGCCACGACTTGCAGCAATGTCATCTAGGTTTGCACCAAGCTTCTTGAATGCAGTATTCAATGCCTCAGTTGCAATGTCGCCAGGACCAGATACTTCACGAGATAGAAGCTGAGCAAATGCCTCTGGACTTTCCTCTGCCTCAGCTGCACGAATAAATTCTTCGCTGATTGCTGAGTTAGGGTTTGGAATTAGTACAGGGCCCTTGAACTCATCTGCTGCAGCAAAAGCACTAGATAGAACATCATCGTAACCAATACCTTCGACCTTAAGCATATTGCTAAAGTCTGCTGTATAAAGTATCTTCTTCTGGATATCATTCATTGCCTGAATGCCTTCTCCAGATAGAACACTCTTTAGGAATTCAACATCATTCTTTTCAACTGCAGCTTCAACTTGCTTAACAATTTTCTTAGCTGGGTCAAGCGCAGTAATGACCTTAGATATATCAACTGATGAGATTGAATCTCCGCTTGCTAGACCCTTGATTACATCTTCAAATGAGGTATATTTAGTGGTCTTTGAAGTTGATTCTAGGTTCTTCTCAAGTGCTAGATACTTATCCATTGCAGCTTGGTCTGCACCCGCTTCAAGAATGCCAGTTGCTTTTACCTGATCTGCAATTTCCTTACCAAAAGTCTTTTCAATCTGAGCATACTTAGCACCAGAAGCTGAAGTCTTACCGGCTTTGGTAATCTGCTTGTAGATTCCATCAAGTGCATCAAGCATATTCTTTAGGGTGCCAGCAGAATAAGCCCCAGCGTCCCATTTCTTTACGTTTAGCAAAGCACCGAGAGTAGTCTTTTCGCCAGTCTCAGTAATAACTGGAGTACCGTCAATAAGGCGAAGCAAAGCCTTCTTGCCCTCAGTAGTACCAGCGAGTAGCGCCTCACGCATGACTACTGGGTTATAGCCATCTAGGCGTGATGCTAGGCGGATACTCTCGGCAGCACTCTTTGCAGTAGCAGATGCAAGAATACGCAGTCTGCCCATTAGGTCCTTAGATTCAACCATTGAACGCAAGGTTTCGCGATCAATATTCTTAATCCCAACCTGAGTTCCAGAGATCTCTGAAACAGCCTTCTCAACAGCCTTGAGAGCCTCCTGAGCGACATTTCCCTCTGCTGAGGTAGGACGAAGCTTTGCTAGGTCTGTAATGCTCACAGTTGGCTCTGTAGACTTCAGAACCGGAGCAGCACCAGTAGTGATGCGGGCAGGCTTAATCTGACCAGTATTAATTTTCTTTGCTGCTACATTAGCTTCAGACTTTGTAGCATAAGAAGTAATAGTGTCGCCTTGGCGGACATTCCACTTCTTACCTTCTTGAAGAACAGTAGCTTCCTTAATCAAACCTTCAGCAGAGTTCTTCACATAAGCTTGAGCATCTTTAGTAGTCGTAAACTTACGGACGTTCTCACCATCGAAGACATAAGAAGCTCCATCGGTAGCCTCATGTACAACATTCTTTGCAAGTGAAAGCGCTGCACCATCTTGCGTAGTTAGCTCAATAGCTTGCTTAGTAGTCATTACAGGTACTTCAGGAGCCTTTAGAGCTACCTCTACAGGTACAATCTCACCCTGAGGTGCCACAGTCTTTTTAATAGCTTTAACGGCCTCCTGAGCGCCCTTACGGGTTGTTGCAGTCGCAAGCTCTTCGCCATTGCCACCAAGGATCTTAAAGCCCCCAGCACCAGAGAAATCTGGGTGGATGATTGCAGTAGGAGTCTGGTTACGAATGCCGCTAACTTCACGCTTAACGTATGACTCAAGGAATTTGGTAGTCTTCTGCGAAACAGCAATCTGAGTATAAGCACTCTTAGCAGCCTCAAGTGCAGTTGCAAGAACTGGGTTAGTAATACCAGTCTTAGCCTTGAGTGTAGCCATTTCCTCAGGAGTAAGCTTTACAGTCTTAATCTCTGCATCTGCAAGTTTCTTCTCAGCCTTAGCCTGAACTTCAGCAGCTTTTCCGCTACGACCCTTTAGATTCTCAGGGATGCCCTTAGCCCCCTTAACTGCAACTGTAGTTGGAGTTTTAGTTGCAAGTTCAGGCAGTAGGTCAGAGTTCTGCACTGCATCTTTAATAAGGTTTAGGCTTACATCGCCAGTCTTTGTAGCAGTATTAAAAGTCTTTGCTGCACCAATAAGTGGCTTCAATACGGCTAGCGGCTTTAGTGGATTTACTAGCGCCAATGGGTCATGAGTTAGATCGTATTTAATTCCCTCAAGTGCAGCAGTACCACTGTCAATTTTTGGATTCTTCAATATAGCAATGTCTGCACCATAAACTGTTTTACGGTTGGGCTGAGTAAATGCAGTTGCATTGTTAGTAGCGGCACCCAAGCGAGACATATCAATCTCTGCGATTTTTGCTGGATCGGTGACAGTGGGCTTAATATTCCAAACAGGCTGACCATTAACAATTTTTGATGTTACTTTTTTACCATTGATACTCTCGCCATGTAGCGCTGCAGAGGTAATATCCTTTGGGGTAATAATTCCTTTTTGGTTATCTTGAATACGCTTATAGTCAGCGCCAGCCATTGCAGCATTGCCTATCTGCAAAGCATTTAAAACAGTTGATGCGGCTGAAATTATTGGGCCAAATACTGGACTGCCAGCAAGGGCAGCATTAGCTTCTTCTACTTTTTTGTTTACATTCTTAGGAGTTATAAACTCTAGATTCTTTTGTTTAAAGAAGCTATCAATTTCAGACTTTGGTGCAGAAGGCTTCGTAGCAGAAGTAGCCGGAACAGCTGGCTTTGTCGGAGCAACCTTACTGCGGGCAACCTCAAATGGGTTTGCAGAACTAGATCCTGGAGTTGGATTAGGCTTTACTGCAGTTGTAGGCGTTGATGGTACTTTTGCAGTCTTCTGTCTAGCAACCTCAAATGGGTTAACGTTGCCAGAGTTATTGCTTGAATCAGCCAATTAAACCATCCTAAATCGTTAGGATTAGTTTACTTGACTAAAGCCTTTTAGTCCAGTGACTAGCCGCCAACTCCTGGACTTAGAAACTGGCTCCAGTTACTAGTCGCAGTGCTTGGTTTTACATACTTCTGGCTATTTAGATACTGGCGTGCAGATGCCTTAATATCTACCTGCATTGCAGCTGGCAGGTTATTAAGCATTGCCTTATTATTCTTTGCCCATAGCTTATACGCATCGCCTGCATTAGTCGGGATATTCTTTGCTGACTGTGGTGATTGCTTTGCATCAATATAAGTTCCAACTGCAGTATCTAGTTGGTTCTGGAAATCTGCAGCTGCAGCAGCTCCATAAGTATCTGCAATGCGCTGCATAGTTCCAGTGACATTATTACCATAAGTAGGTTTCTTTGGAGTCTTTGCAGCTCCGCCAATCTTCTTTGCGGCAATCTGAGCAGCGGCACGGATCTGGGCAACATCAGTCAAGCCAGTATTCTTCGATGCCTGCAGCTTCATTGCATCAATCTGCTTCTGAGCAGCAGCAGCAATGTCGTACTGGTTATTCTGAATAGCCTGGTCGCGAGCAATCTTAGCCTGAGCAATCTGACCCTGAATGCCAGCCTGCTGACCACCAATAGCAGCAAGGGCATCCTGTAGGTTCTGGCTAAGCTGAGCATTAGCAGCAACCTCCTGCTGACCATAACCTTCCTTACGGTTAGTAATATCAGTGATTGCATTGGCCTGCTGAGCACCCATCAGACCTTCCCAGTTTTGCTGGATAGCCTGTGACTGACCAATTGCAGCTTCAGTTGCAGTTGCAGTAGGTGAGCCGCCTAGAGCTGGGCCATTGCCACGCTCTGCGCCAGTCTGGGCAAGCTGAGACATGCCAGCTTCTTGAGCTGCACGCTGCTCTGTAGTACGAGTAACTAGGTCAGCCTTCTGCTTAGCGATACTTGATGCAAACTGGTTGTTAATATTTGCAGTATCTTTTGCTGAAATACCAGATAGGGCACCAAAGATAGTAGTTAGGTTCGCAGCATTCTGTGCGTAGCGAGCATTAGTCTTCTGCTCTTGACCAGCATAGAAGTCTAGGATTGGCTGATAGCCTGACTGGATCTGAGCATTACTCTTAGCGAGAGCATCAGCATTTGCTTTATCTGCCTGAGCGGTCATGTAAGCCTGGTATGAAACAGGTGAGCGCTTAGGGTCTGGAATAGCAGAGATATTCGCAGTTGCTGGGGTTACTGGAGTTGCCATTACTGGATTCCCATTCTTGCTAGTTGTGCAGTTAGAGCATTCTGTGCTGCCTGTGTCTTATAGTTCTGACCAACTAGAGTGCCAGTCCAGTCAAAGTTCTTGTTGCCAGCAGCATCGGTTTGGTTAGCGTTGCCGTAGTTCTCAAGGTAGTTTGCATTCAAGGCAGAAATCTGGTCCTTGATATCAGTCTGAGCAGTAATCTGCTTAGCATTTGCCTGAATCTCAGCAAGAGTAAGAGCGCCAGTTGCGCCACCAGCCATTCCGCGAGCAGCATAGTTGCCAGCAGTTCTACGGCGAGCCTCAGTAGAGTTTAGATCTAGGTTCTTACGCTCATTTGCAAGCTGCATCTCATTTGTAGTCTTTGATGCAAGAGCATTTGCACGAGCAGTGTTGAACTGTGATTGGCCAGCCTGAATTGCAGCTTGGTAAACTGGATCACCCTCAAGAGTGTAAGGGTTGCCAACAATTGGAGGTGGCTGAGAAGTACCCTCATTTGCAGGAGGAGTGCCAACATAGCCAGTCTTAGGAATATTAACATCAGCAACACCGTTGTATGCATTCTGTACGGCTTGCTGCTGGGCAGATCCCTGAGCATCGCGGATGTTCTGGTAGTTCAAACCTGAGTTTGCAGAAGCTTGAGCTGCTTTGCGAGCTAGGTAGTCAAGTGAATCAGCAGTTGGCATTATAGGAACCTTCCAACATTTGCACTGCCTAGAGCGCCAGCTTGGGCACCCTTCATAGCAGCAAGAACAGCATTACGCTTTGCAGCAAGTTTACGGTCACGGTTAGCGTAACCAGTCTTATCAACAGCACCGCGAGTTGGTGAAGACGCAATGCTGTTATAAATCTTTGCACCCGCAGCGTAAGGGGTGAACTCAAAAGTGCCTAGCGACCCGCGCTCTGCCATTAGTTTGCTCCCTTAGAAATCTTTGCCTTCGCACCAATCATTGGAGTAATGCTGAAGACCTGTACAGGTGATGTGAGCGCCGTACCGTCACAATCTAAGTATAGTTCAAAGTAGATGCGTCTAAACCTTAGAGCCTGGTTGAGTTTTACCTCAATACGAATTGGCTTTACCGAAGGAAAATCAGAGATAGTAGATTCAATAGCGCCAGTATGCTCAGCGATAACATCCCAAGTTCCATAATCAGCATCAAATGGAATATCTTTACCAAGTTGGTCCCATGTCTTGTAGAGTACGTCGAAGTTATCATTCTTTGATAGCTCATCCCAGCTTACAGTGCCAGGTTCAGCAGTAATTGCTACAGGGTAGGCTACAGCCTTGAGTGGGTTAGCTGACATGATGTCAGCAGTCCAGAAATAAAGTCGTTTCCATTCGACAGGAGTTTGGAAGTCGTAGATCTTTGTACGCAAAGAACACTTGAATGACTCTGATCCATTGATTGAAGTTGGCTTATCTTCAATGCGATATAGCGAGAATGCGCTTGCGCCTACATCTGCAGGGTTACTGGCACCAGTAATACCAAAATAAAGCGATTCTTCTAATTCTTCTGCGCGTCTCGGTACGGTAACGAAATACGCGACTCTGTTTGTGCTTTCCCACTCGCTCCATGTCTCAGTGTCTAGGTTGTAGGCGTACATTCCGCCATTATGCCAGACTAGCGCACGACGGCCAATAATGGAAACTGCGTGTTCAAATCGGCGTGTGAAGCTATAGCCTTCAAACTTTACCTTTTGAGCATTTAGGGGGTAGTAAAGCCAGTTCTGATACTTATAGAGAATGCCGCCCGAGAGAACAAAGTGGGCATTTTCAAACTTGACGACTGATCGCTTTGATTCTGCGCCGATATCCTGCTGCATAGCTTGCATGGTGCCTTCTTCAGGCACGTCACCATAGCTATAACGGTAGGTAGAGCGGTTACGGAAGATAACAATGTCGTTATAGCCTTGTGCGATTGCAGTAATCCATTGACCATCGCCGCCACCAATTTCAACATACATAAGGTTGCTATCAACATTGGTCCAAACCCAGACAGAAGTTGATTCGCCTGAAGGTCCAGCAGTTGAAACATTACCCCAGTAAACAATGTTTGCTGTTGCGGTTCCCTTTACCCCAAAGCCAAAGAAGCGGTTCTGGAATAGTTCAATGCCAGATAGGTAAGGCATAGAAGTTGTTGCATGGAAGGTCCCAGCTTCCCAGTATCCGCCAGCCTGGGTCTCACAGCAGAGCACAATCTTATTTAGGTACTGCGTGCAGTCTGATGCTTTGAAGGTTGCAATCTGAGTCCAAGCATAGGTTAGGACATTGAAGATCCAAGTCTTACTATTAGTTGATGCTACAAGATAGCGATCTCCGCCAGCTTCAATGTAGGTACCAAGAATGTCAAATGGCTCACCAGTGACAGGGGTAACAATGTTGCTTGTGCCATTCTTTTGGATATAGATTGGCGGGCGTGACATAAGAGCACCGTTAGGTGAGAACTCAAAGTTGATGATTGAAGCAAGTTCATTATCAGCAATAGCTGACTGGTCCCAGTAGTTGTTTAGACCACCAGTAAACTGCTGCAGTGTTGCTGAGCGTTGACGGATGATGGTTGACATTTATAGCCAATCTGCTGGGTCTGCAAGAACCTGGTCGTATAGCGATGATTCGATAACTGTATCTTTGTTACTTAGGCGGTTTAGGCCATCACGGAACTGACGGTCCTTGTATGCAGCAGCGTCATAGTTCTCATCCATCTCTAGAGCCTGCGAGATGACATAGTTGACTAGCTGGTTGAAGTAGCGGTCAGGAATACCAATTGCATCTGCAAGTGCAACAATTGAAGTTGGGTTCTTAATGTACTCAAGCTTCAAGCCGTTAGTGATGGTCTTATTTGGAACTGGATAGAAGGTAACTACGCCTGCACGCTCATACCAAATCTCTGGGCGATCTGCGCGCTCAAGCTTAGTTGGGTCATACTTCATGATGAAGCTGCGAGCTTCTTGTGGAGTTACGTTATCAATTGGGTAGCCATCAACATAAATAGCTTCGATTAGAAGAACTTTGTCCGAAGGGAAGGTGTAGTCGCTCTGCCCTGAAATAATGTCGGTGAGCTTCATGTCACGAAGAATTGGGTTTGAGTTTACAATCTCTCGCTGACCATCATTGATCCAGTGCAGGATTGAAACATCTTCAAGCTGTGCACCTGAGGTGTCGCCAAACTGAGCGCGTACACGAGAACTGATATCGTTTCCTGTGTAGGAGAATTCTTCTGCTGGCATTATTACCTTCTAAGAGTTTGACCGTCATGACGGTAGGTGTTTTTATTGGATTTCAGAATTGACTTCATGACATCCTTTTTTTCAGCACGCCACTCTTCCTCACGCTTTGCCTCAAGCGCAGCACTTGCCATCTCTAACAAGTGTAACTTATTAGCCTTGGAATTAGGGTCGTGCATGTTGTTTTCTAGTAGACGAGCTACTAGGCGGTGGTCAACTTCTGATTCTGCAACATTGGTGATCAAATAGGCAGGAAGCATGTGAGGCTCATCAATCAAAGCAAAGTGGCGCTCTGGGTCAAACTGTGGGTGATCGTGAGGCATACGAATAAGTCGTACGGTTGGGAAAATATCTTTAATTACTGCGGCTACTCTGCGATGTTCATCTGAGTGCAGTCCGTCTATCTGCGAGAAATCAATCATGTATCTATTGTAATAAAAAACCCCGCTACTCGGCGAGACGGACCAAGTAGCGGGGAGTTTTTATTTACGGCTTATAGCTCTGCGATGTTTGAGAGCTTAGCGTGTGCGTTGCGGCGGTAGGTGCCAAGTTCGCTGTACTGGAAGATGGTTGCCTTGTATGCGTCTGCATCAGCAACGCGGTTCCACATCGAACCATCGCGGTCCATCCATGCCCAGTCGCGCTTGCGGTTGATAACCAATTCGCTCGATGATAGAGCGTATAGGGTACCGACTGGAGCTGCGTAGTCAGAGACGAACTTGATTGGCTTACCTAGAGCCTCGAAGGTGAATGAGCGCTGACCACCAGTTAGACCTGCACCGTTGGTGAACTGACGCATACCCTGAAGCAAGTTCCAGTAAGCGTTGTAAACACCAGGTGAGGCTAGGAATACGTCAACGTCGCCGCCCTGCTTGTCAACCTTCTGAACGAGGTTGATTAGGTTTAGCTCGGTTAGGGTACCTGGGGTACCTACTGAGCCAAGGGTTGAAACAGTTGAGTTCCATACTGGGACGGTTGCGCCATCGATACCGTGTAGCGAGGTACCAGAAGCAACGATTGCACCAAGACCAGTTAGTTCCTTGTTGAAGTTGTTAGCGCCGTTTGATCCACGAACGATAACGTCACCAGCAACAGCAGTAACTGAAGCCGAGAAGGTAACTGCACCAGTTGACTCGTTAACTGCAGTAACGGTGATTCCAGCGTTCTTTACAGTTGGGGTACCGTCAACTAGGTCGGTGCCTAGAAGTACGTCTACGGTCATGTCTGGCTCAATCCAGTGAGCGTCAACGAAGACAATAGTGGTACCAGTTGCAGTGGTCTTAACGGTTCCGAGGATACCAGTTCCGTCGCTGTAGATCTGACGGTTTAGGTCACGAGCAAGGTCCTTCTTTAGGCCCTTGATTTCGTTGTCAACTACGTTGATGAATGCATTGTAGTTGTCTGCAGCCTGCTCGAATAGCTGACCGTCAACCTCAATCGAACCGTATAGGTTCTTGAGGTAAAGGTGAGCCTGCTTGTACTTCTGAGCACCAGCGGTTGGAAGAGCTTCGCGTACGCCACGAGCACCGATACCGTTGTTGCGGCCGATGTGGGTGTCGAAGATTACTTCTTTACCATTCTGGGTGATGTTCTGTGATGATGATTCGATGAACTCCAAAGCTGGGTTCTTGTCGCGTAGCTGTTCGTGAAGGTCGCCGTAGACTAGCTTCAGAGCATCAGACGCAAAGGTAAGGATTCCCTGACCTGCCATGATTCACTCTCCTAAGAGTAAGTTTGTATAACAAAGATTATTTGCGCCCTCTGCCCTGACCACTCTTAGGTGGCTGTACGTAGACAATTAAAGTTTATAGCATAAACAAGGCCCCTCCATTTCTGAAGGGGCCTAAGGGTATAGATAGAAACTATACCCGCTGTGTTTCTAGTTTAGCGTGACTTGTTGTACTGGTCAAACATCTGAGCAAGCATTGCTCGCTTGCCCTTATCGTCCTTTGGAACGCTGAGATCTGGGGCTACAACGCCCGCCCCGCCTGCATTTCCAACAATTGTTGGTGCTGCTTCAGACTGACCTGCAGGAGCAAAGCCGCCTGGGATCATCTGGCTTAGTTGTCTAGCAGCTTCGGCTACAGTAATCTCTCGACCTGCATTCAAAGCAGAGTTCATGATGTCGTAGATTGCAACTTCATGCGCTTCATTGATTGAGTGGGTAGCCTTTAGCTGAGCCATCTCAGACTCTAGCTCTACAGTGTAACGGTCAGTCTCCTTAGCCAATTCCTGCTGATAGATGTAGTCCTGCGACTCAGCCTGCTGAGCCTTAAGGGCATCAATCTCCTTCTGAAGAGCCTTAGGAATCTTCTCGCCATCAAACATGTCTTCAAAGTCTTCACCAGACTCTTCTTCCATCATGTCCTGGGCAACCTGCTTAGCTTCCTCAGCAAGCAAACCCTGATCCTTTAGATAGGTCTGCAGTGAAGAGTAAACCTCAGTTGGGTTAGTTTCGATTGCACGAGCAAGGTTCAAGCCACCCTTAATTAGGTCAGCTGAAACTCCCTCATCAACAAGGTCCTTAAATGGAGTGTACTTCTCTAGCTGCTGCTGAAAATACTTGTCCTGCTCCTGAAGGTATGGGGTTACCTTTGAGTGCCATGCTTCTGGCAGCTCAGCGAGCAACTTGTCATACGCAGGATGGACCTTAGTCTCTTCTGCTGGTGCTTCTACTGAAGAATCAATCTCAGTAGTCTGTTCAGGTGATACCTGCGTCTCGTCAGACATATTTTTCCTTACTGTAGTTGCTGAGCTGTCTGCCCAGTTTGATCTGGCATTCCAGCAGCCTGCGATGAAGCCTGAGGATTACCCTGTACAGCAGCCTGCATAGCCATTTGCTGGGCCTGCTGCTGCTGCAAAGCATTTTGGTGCATTGAGATGTGCTTCTGGAATTCAGCTTTGATACTGTCATCCAAAGTCTCAAATGACTGTGACTTGCGGAAACGGTTGTGAATCTCAACATGCACTGCATGGTTATCGTAGTCGTGAACTTGGATAACTGCTGGAACCTGAAGTGGAATTGGAGCTCCATTAGCATCAGTTTGTCCAGGAACAACCTTATCTGGCTGACCCTGAGCTGCACCCTGTTCCCACTGCTGCTGGAACTGCTGAATAACATCTGGAGTTAGACGCTTCATCATTAGGTTCTCACGTGATGCATGGTTCTCATCAAGCTTGATTAGGTTGTAGAAATTCTTGAGCATTCCCATGTCAAGGATCTTCAAGCCATCCTGCGGAGAAATAAAGCCCATCTTCATCCATTCAGTAATCAATGACTGACGTGCTGACTTTGAAGTAGGAAGTGCTGAGCCTGACTCAATGCGGATATCGTTACCTGATGCAATGTCTGCACCTGAAAGCATTGACGCATCGAATGAGCCATCGAGACCAGTGGTCTTTACTAGGCGCTCATTAGTTACGTACTGGATGAAGAGAGCAAGTGACTGCTTGGCGGTCTTCTCGATCGCAGCTTCAATGCTTGAGAACACAGTTGCAAGGTAAGAGTCGTCGCGCTCCTGCAAGTAGTTGATTGCAGTTGCAGCAGTTACGCCACCATTGCCACCGCGAGAAACCTGGTGCTGACCTGAGATGTCCTCAAAGTCTGCCTGAAGGTGCTCTAGTTCCTGCAGAACATAGTTAGGCAATGGCTGGATTGGAACTGGAGTTGGGCGTGAGAAGCCTGGGCGTACAGGGATCCAGATACCAGCCTTAGCTGATACCTTCTTTGGGTCAACTGAGCCTTCGTCATACATCATCTGAGGCTTAGCCATAAGGTTCTTAGCCTGAATAATTTGCGAGCGAGTGCGGTTTAGTTCGCGCTGAAGAGGAATCAAGTTCTTGATTACTGAGCGGCGGTAGAACTTACCAGTTGGAATGCTGTAAGTGTGAGCAAAAGGGTACTGCTTGTGAGAGTAAGGAATACCGTTCTCAGCAAACTGTACAATCTCATTGTCAACGATGGTTACAAGGCCACCCTTTGGCAAGAATGGGCAACCGTTTGGCTTAGCCCACATCTCAATAACTAGAACCGCATCAGGCTTTGAGGTTAGTGACCCCTTATTATCCATCAATGCAGCATCAAGAATCTCAGTTGCTGAAACTTTAGTCGGAACAAAGTCTGCCGGAAGAACTGAAGAGTAGTTAGTTTTAACCCACTGCTCACTCTTTGTATAGACATTGAAGATGTACGGCTGGTTTTCTAGGTCTTCTTCAGTAGTGTCAGGTACGAACAAGTGAAATGGAGAGATGACTTCATGCTCTACGTCACCAGTTGAAACAACTTGCTGGATTACGCGCTTCTGTCCAGTGTACGGATCTTGTACGGGAGTTGGTTCAATCTGCTTAGCTGAGGAATCCCAGTAAGTCTTGATAAATGCGTTACCCGTAACCGCACGCCAGAACTCTGACTTCTGGAGAATCTCCGTCTGGAAGTTTGCCTTGTCATACATTGCCTGCCAGACCTGCTCAGCAGCCTGTGCGGCCATAAGGTCATCGTCATCATTTGATGCAGGAATAACGGTTGCACTTGGGTGACCTGAGGTTGTCTTAGCAATCTCGGTACGGATGATCGGCTCGATGCGGTTGATGGTAATGCGTGGGGTACCTGCGACGTTTGGTGGAGCCTGAAGGATCTGGCCGTTACCCTTTTCAACCCACTCGTGGTACTGCTTGCCGTTATAGAACGCAAGCTGGAGGTACCAGTCTTGCTCTTCAAGCTTGCGAGCCTGCTTTGCTTTCTCATACTCAGATTTCACCCATGCGACTAGCTTCTTAGAAG